TAAACCTAAAGAGGAAAAAGAGAAAAAAGCTTTTGGTGGTTTTGCGGAAAGGAGATCTAAATAATGTACGAACAAACTCTTTATAAGGTTGTAGAACCTATTAAAATAAACGCTATAAAAAGGCTTAATAAAAAGAAAGCCTGGAAATATGGTTATAACAAAGAACATGATGTTATTGTTATAGGTAAAACAGGTATGATAGGTGAAGTATATGAGATACAAAATCTTAAGATAGCACTACCTAAAGAACCGAAGGAAGTATTTAGGAGGTCTAAAGATAAAAAAGAACAACACTGGGAGCAGTTTAACTTACCTAAAGAATTCAAAAACATAAAAAGTATTTTTGACTGGAAAGCGTATCCAGAAGATTTTAAAGAAGATTGGTTCGATTATATAGATGATGAATTTAAAGCAAGAGATGAAGGTTTTTGGTATTATAACAAAGGAATACCAACTTATATAACAGGCACACATTATATGTACTTACAATGGTCAAAGATCGATGTAGGTGCACCAGAGTTTAGAGAAGCTAATAGGTTGTTCTTTATATTTTGGGAAGCATGCAAAGCGGATAAAAGGTGTTATGGAATGTGTTATCTTAAAAATAGACGTTCTGGATTTTCTTTTATGTCTAGCGCTGAAGCTGTTAATTTAGCTACTATTTCATCTGATGCTAGATATGGTATACTATCTAAAACTGGGGCTGATGCTAAAAAGATGTTTACCGATAAAGTTGTTCCTATATCAATCAATTATCCATTCTTTTTTAAGCCCATCCAAGATGGTATGGATCGACCAAAAAGTGAACTTGCTTTTAGAGTACCTGCTCAAAAGTTTACTAGAAGAAAGATAATTTCTAATGAAAAAGTAGAAGAAATAGTAGGCCTTGATACAACTATTGACTGGAAAAACACTGGAGATAATAGTTATGATGGAGAAAAATTAAATCTATTAGTACATGATGAATCAGGTAAATGGGAAAGACCTGATAATATATTGAATAACTGGAGAGTTACTAAAACATGTTTAAGATTAGGTAGTAGGATTATCGGTAAGTGTATGATGGGTTCTACTTCTAACGCTTTAGATAAAGGTGGTGATAACTTCAAAAAATTATACAATAATTCAGATGTTACAAAAAGAAACCGCAATGGACAGACTAGCTCAGGACTATATTCTTTGTTCGTACCTATGGAATGGAACTACGAAGGGTTCATTGATATGTATGGAATACCTGTATTCAACACGCCAAAAGAGGAAACTTATGGACCTTATGGAGATTTAATAGATATAGGTGTTGTAGAACATTGGACAAACGAAGCTGATGGTTTAAAGAATGATCAAGATGCTTTAAATGAGTTTTATAGACAATTTCCAAGAACTGAAGAACATGCTTTCAGAGACGAAGCGAGTAATAGTATATTTAATTTAGTTAAAATATACGAGCAAATAGATTACAACGAAGAAATGTCTAGGTCTATAGGCGTTAGTACTGGTAATTTTCAATGGGTTAATGGTATAAAAGACACAAAAGTAATATTCTATCCGGATCCAAAAGGTAGATTTAAAGTTAGTTGGATACCAAAACCAGAATTACAAAACAATGTAATAACAAGTAACGGAAGAAAAATGCCAGGTAATGAGCATATAGGAGCGTTTGGGTGTGACTCTTATGACATATCTGGAACTGTAGATGGTAAAGGATCTAAAGGATCTTTACATGGCTTAAGTAAGTTTTCCATGGAAGATTGTCCACCTAGTCAATTTTTCTTAGAATATATAGCTAGACCACAAACAGCTGAGATATTCTTCGAAGATGTATTGATGGCGTTGGTATTTTATGGAATGCCGTTATTATGTGAAAATAATAAACCTAGGTTATTATATTATATAAAAAGAAGAGGTTACAGGGGTTATTCAATGAATAGACCTGATAAAGTTTGGAACAAATTATCTGTAGCTGAAAAAGAAATAGGTGGTATACCTAACACAAGTGAAGATATTAAGCAAGCTCACGCAGCTGCTATAGAAATGTATATACAAAATAGTGTTGGTATAAAACAAGATGGAACACATGGTAACATGTATTTTAATAGAACATTAAACGATTGGGCTCGATTCGATATTACAAAGAGAACAAAGTTTGATGCAACAATAAGTTCTGGACTTGCGATTATGGCGTGTCACAAGCATTTATATCACCCATACGCTAAAGTTGATAAACAAAAGTTAAATATAAGCATAGCTAAATACAAAAATAGAGGCATGCATTCAAAATTAATAAAACAATAATATGGCTGATTCGATGTTAAAAGGATTTTTTCCTAGTCAAGTTGTTAGCGATCAAGAGAAGATGGGCCAAGAATATGGCCTTAAGGTTGCTAAAGCTATAGAAAGCGAGTGGTTTAATAGAGATTCGGGTACAAATAGATTTTATAATAATCAAAACGAGTTTCATAAACTACGTTTATACGCTAGAGGAGAACAATCAATACAAAAATATAAAGACGAGTTATCAATAAACGGTGATTTGTCTTATCTTAATTTAGACTGGAAACCAGTACCTATTATACCTAAATTTGTAGATATAGTGGTTAATGGTATAGCTGATAGAAGTTATGATGTAAAGTGTTATTCACAGGATCCATATGGTGTTGAGAAGAGAACTCAATACATGGAGTCTATATTAAGAGATTTAGAAACTAAAGAATTAACTAGTTTTGCTGCTGAAGCTTTTGGTATTAATTTAGCTGAAAATGATCCAGAACAACTACCTAATAGTGAAGAAGAATTACAACTTCACATGCAATTATCGTATAAACAAGAAATTGAATTAGCAGAAGAACAAGCTATTAATACTATATTAGAAGGTAATCGTTATGATAATACTAGAAAAAGATTTTATTATGATTTAGCTGTTTTAGGTATAGGTGCTGTTAAAAATTCTTTTACAGAAACTGAAGGTATTAAAATAGAATATGTAGATCCTGCTAATTTAATATGGTCTTACACAGAAGATCCATTTTTTGATGATCTATATTATATAGGTGAAGTTAAAAACATTCCTATAAATGAATTAAAGAAACAATTTCCTAATCTTGAGGAAAGTGATCTAGCTGAGATCTCTAAATCTGGTTTTCAAACTAGTGGTTTATTTAGATCTCAAACTGAAAGTAATGAATTAGATAAAAATACTGTTCAAGTTTTATATTTTAATTATAAAACATATATGAATGAAGTATATAAAGTAAAAGAATTAGCATCAGGTGCTACTAAAATAATATTAAGAGATGATCAATTTGATCCACCTATTGAAGCTTATGAAGCTCAATTTGGTAAAATGCAAAGATCATTAGAAGTATTATATGAGGGGTGTTTGATTGTTGGTACTAAAAAATTACTTAAATGGGAGTTAGCTAAAAACATGATGAGACCTAAAAGTGATTATACTAAAGTTAAATTGAATTATACTTTAGTTGCTCCTAGAATGTATAAGGGACGTATAGAGTCATTAGTAAGTAGAATAACAGGTTTTGCTGATATGATTCAGTTAACACATCTTAAACTACAACAAGTAATGGCTAGAATGGTACCAGATGGTGTTTATTTAGATGCTGATGGTATGGCTGAAATAGATTTAGGTAATGGCACAAACTATAATCCACAAGAAGCATTAAACATGTTTTTCCAAACTGGATCCGTTATTGGTAGATCAATGACATCTGAAGGTGATATGAATCCAGGTAAAATACCTATACAAGAAATACAGTCGGGTAGTGGTGGTCAAAAAATGCAATCATTAATAGGTACATATAATTATTATTTACAAATGATAAGAGATGTGACCGGATTAAATGAAGCTAGAGATGCTAGTACGCCTAGCGAACACTCTTTAGTTGGTATACAGAAATTAGCTGCTGCAAATTCTAATACAGCAACAAGGCATATACTACAGTCTGGATTATTTTTAACAGCTGAGATTTGTGAGGGTGTATCTCTTAGAATATCTGATATATTAGAATATTCTCCAACAAGAGAAGCTTTTATACAAAAAATTGGTAATCATAATGTTGCTACGTTAGATGAATTAACTAGCTTACACTTATATGATTTCGGTATATTTATTGAATTAGCACCAGATGAAGAAGAAAAACAAATGCTTGAAAACAATATTCAAGTTGCTTTATCTAAAGCTTTAATTGATCTTGAAGACGCTATTGATGTTAGAAATATAAAAAATATCAAACTAGCAAATGAATTATTAAAAGTAAGACGTAAGAAGAAACAAGAAAAAGATCAAGAATTACAAGAAAGAAATATCAAAGCTCAAGCAGATGCTAACGCGGAAGCACAGAAGGTAGCTGCTCAAGCTGAAGTAGAAAAACAACAAGCTTTAGTTCAAACTAGTTTACAATTAGAAGAAGGTAAAGCTGGATTTGAAGTTCAAAAATTAATGAAAGAAGCTGATATTAAAAGAGAACTTATGAACCATGAATTTTTAATTAACATGAAATTAAAAGAAATGGAATTAAAAATTATAAAACAAAAAGATACTGAAAAAGAAGATCGTAAAGATGAAAGAACTAAAATTCAAGCATCTCAACAATCAGAATTAATAGATCAAAGAACAAAAAACTCGCCGCCTAAAAACTTTGAATCTATGGGTAATGACACATTAGGTGGTATAGATTTAGGATCATTTGATCCTAGATAATTTATTTAATAATTTTATAATATTATATTATGGCTAAAAAAGAAGAAAAAATAGTTGAAGAAATTCAACCTATTAAAGAGGTAACTAACAAAGTCTCTGAACCAGAAGTTAAAGAAGAAGGTGGAGACATGAAGGTTAAACTTCCAAAAACACCAAAACAGTTTGTTAACGCAAAAGATAACGAACCAGTAAAGGTTGATTTAAGGAAAAAAGAAGAAGTTACTCCTGTAGAAGAAACAGAAGTAAAAGATACACCTGTTGTTGAGCAAGAGGTTAAAGAAAAAGAAGAAGAAGAAGTTCCTGTACTAGAGGAAATTGTTGAAGAACAACCTGTAGTTAAAACTGAAGCAGAGATTAAGGAAACGGTTGACAAACAAGTAGAGAAGTTAGAAGAAAAAGTAACCGAAGCACTTGATAACAATGAAGATAGTGGAAAGGAATTACCGGAAAATATTCAAAAAGTTGTAGACTTTATGAATGACACTGGTGGAAGTCTTGATGATTACGTGAAACTAAACCAAGACTATAGTAGTAGTGATGACCAAACATTGTTAAGAGAATATTACAAACAAACAAAAAGTCATCTTACAGACGACGAAATAAGTTTCATGATGGAAGATCAGTTTGCTGTCGACGAAGAAGCAGACGATGAAAGAGATCAGAAACGTAAAAAATTAGCGTTAAAAGAGCAAGTTGCAAGCGCTAAGAGCCATTTGGAAGGCTTAAAATCCAGGTACTATAAGGAGATCAAGGCTGGTGTTAAGTTAACGCCTGATCAACAAAAAGCCATTGATTTTTTTGATAGATACAACGAGGAAAGCGAGGGAAATCGCAAATTAGCAGAAGAGCAAAGAAACGCATTTACTTCTAAAACAGATGAACTGTTCGATAGTGAATTCAAAGGTTTTGAATACAATGTTGGTGAGAAGAAATATCGTTACAATGTAAAAGATGCTGGAAAAGTTAAAGATACTCAAAGTGATCTTAATAATTTTGTTGGGAAATTCTTAAATAAGAAAAAACAACTACAAGATCCACAAGGTTATCATAAAGCTTTATTTACAGCAAATAATCCCGATGCTATCGCTAATCACTTTTATCAACAAGGAAAAGCAGATGCTATGAAAGAAAGTATGGCAAAAGCTAAAAATGTTGACATGACGCCAAACCAGACGCATTCAAATACAATTGCGACTGGAGGTACTAAATATAAAGCGATAAGTGGTGATGATTCCAGCAAACTTCGAGTAAAAATTAATAAAATTAATAATTAACATTTAAAAATTAAAAATTATGGCATTAGCTGGAACCGGTGCGGAATTATCGCACCTTACTCCTAGACCTGTAAAGGACCTTTGGGGTAGTAATTATTTAAACATCGCGGGGAACGATTTTAACTTCGCGAAACAGTTCCTTCCAGAAGTATATGAGAAAGAGGTAGAAAGATACGGTAATCGTACTATCTCTGGCTTTTTGAAAATGGTTGGCGCTGAGATGCCTATGGCTTCTGATGAAGTTGTATGGTCTGAACAAGGAAGAATCCACGTAGCATTTAGTGATATGGCAATAACATCTGGTAATCATACTAGTTCTGTTGTTACATTTATGGGTAGTGACGCTGTCGCTAACTGTTCACTAGTTAAAATTGGTGATACTGTTGTATTATCAAAAAGTGGAGTATCTTTCAAAGCTTATATCACAGAAAAACCAAGTACAAGTACTATTACTTGTAAACCTTATTCTGTAGCTAATATATCTGACATTGGAGCTCCTTTCCTTGCGGCTGGATCTTCGGTAATGGATATTAAGTTATTCGTTTATGGTTCTGAGTACGGTAAAGGTACTAGCTCAGTAGGAAATTCAATTGACGCTAAATTTACTTCTTATAGTAATAAACCTATTATTTTAAGAGATAAATATAGTGTAAACGGTTCTGACACTGCTCAGATCGGTTGGGTTGAAGTTACTTCTGAATTAGGAACTTCTGGATATTTATGGTATCTAAAATCTGAGCACGAAGCAAGATTACGTTTTGAAGATCAGTTAGAAATGGCAATGATTGAAGCTGAAAAAGCTGCTGTAACAATAACTCCTACAGAGTTATACGGCGCTACAGGATTCGCTCCTGCAGGTTCTGAAGGTCTTTTCGCTGCTGTTGAATCAAGAGGTATTGTTTATAACGATGCAGATTTTGGTGATACTGCTGCTGGTGAGGGAATTGTAGAATTTGATAACATCTTAAAAGAGCTTGATAAGCAAGGTGCTATTGAAGAAAACATGATCTTCGCTAATAGAGATATTGCTTTAGCTATCGATAAGATGCTAGCAAATCAAAATTCTTATGGTTCAGGTGGAACATCTTATGGTGTATTCAACAACCAAGAGGATATGGCGCTTAACTTAGGTTTTTCTGGTTTCAGAAGAGGTTCTTATGACTTCTATAAAACTGACTGGAAATACTTAAATGACAGCACAACAAGAGGTAATGCAGAAGATGTAGAGGGTATTATAGTACCTGCTGGTACTTCTACTGTTTATGATCAACAACTTGGTCAAAACGTAAAAAGACCTTTCCTACATGTTAGGTATAGAGCTTCTGAAGCTGATGATAGAAGAATGAAATCATGGATTACAGGATCTGTTGGTGGAAACTATACAAGTGACGAGGATGCGATGAACGTTCATTTCTTATCTGAGAGATGTTT